TCTGACATTCACGGTCAACCAGGCTAACACGTAGAACATGCCCTGCAGGCGTGGTGTACCACTGACCCGGACGAGGACAACGGAAAGTCTGATTGGTAAAACGTTTGAAAATATTCCGGATCATTTGCGCCCCCTTACCTCTGAAGGGTTCAGCGACAAATTTATGAGGCAGGCCAGCGCCGAAGCATCATTAATATAGTCATATAAGCTAACAGCCAGCGGAGATTCGGCTTTTGCCAACATAGGATAAAGCTGCTGCAGCCAGACCTGATGAATTGATGAAATGTAGGAACAGAGAACGCTGGCGTTATGTGCAACGTCGCTCGGTACAGCGGGCTTTGAAAGCTGTTTCTCCATCTGGTTAAAGGCATTGATGTATGCCTCTTTGAACTGGGCAGCACGTTTACCCGTGAAACCCATAGCAAGAAACGCAAAGCCGTCGCGGGTTATTTGATAGCAAGGTAGTTTGCGGCCTGTGCAATCGGTGTAATCACTCACCGAAAAATTGCGGGCAGTGAATGATGCGGAACATTCAAGCGTGCGGATCTTTTTCAGTACATCGTCATGACGTTTGGAGAAGAAGTTGGCAACAGCCAGGGATGAAGTAACAGCCTGACCATCAACGATGGCAATTTCAGGTTGAGTGAGGGTTGGGATCGTAGCCATGATGACAGCCTCCGATAACAGTGAATTACCTTCACCACCGGAAACGCCAATTTCGCTGGTGGTGAACTGAACGGGGTTGGCGTAACCGGCGTTATCGGAAACCGGCGCACCTTTCGGTGCCCCCGTCCAGCCCACCATAATTTGGGTGTGCGCAGACGCAGACGATAAAAAAAACGCTGGCGCGTCATATATCGCCGATAACATTTCCAGGACGCCAATCCCGGCACCCGCTTTATAAGGTGCCTGAACAGTGTAACGTCCCGGAATGGCAGAATCAATGTGCTGGTGGTCCTTCACACTCAACAAAATCACGCCTGAATTTCCACAAAGGACTAAAGCACTCATGCGGGTAGTCTTTGCGAAGATAGATAACGCGCTGTGTTTCTGGCTCCCAACGAATAACATGAACATAAAGTCCTCTTCCGTCACGAAACCAGCGGTTAAGTTCCTGCACAACTCGCCCCCCACAGTCAGGTAAAGTTCTCTGTGGTTACTTACAGGCAGGTGATTTGGTAATCTGCATTCATGCCGTAACAACAGGTGTTCAGCCACGCGGACCACCAGCTGTTGCGACCAACGGTTATTTGCCGTTAAACTGTTCATGCGTTAGTTTCTCCACAACCAGAAGCAATCGACGCCACGACGCCCGGAGCTGCACACTCGCGGGCGTTACTCTTTTCCGGCGCACAAAAAACACGAAATAACAGTGTTAAATGCTCCTGCCACTTCGCCATTACTTGGTAGCTGTTCTCTTCGATTTGCTCACGCTCAGCCTGATCAATAACTCCATCAGCAGTTGCCTTGCGTAAGTACTGGGAATGCTTGCCAATCCATTCTATTGACTCCATCAGCCGCTGATTAATGTCACCATTGTCAATGTCATCAATGACCACCAGCGGCACAAACACCCCATTACTACGACGGGCTATTGCATCCGTTACATGCCTGGTACCACTGGCATCCTGTAAAACCATGGCCCACTCGAGTGGAAAAATTTGATCCCCACCGCTACGCAGTCTGTTATGCAATTGATCTTTTGCTGGGGTGATATCATCAGATTTATACAAACCAAGAATTTCTGCTGCTTCCTCATAGCCATGAGGTAAATCAGCAATCGTTCTTCGTATTGCTGCCACCAGCCATGCTGGTTGTTTATCAACTTTCCATTCAGGTTCTTTACCCACGGTTAATTCCTCATTTCTGTGGTTACGTTTACGCAGCTGAACCGCTAACTTTTGAATAGCACTCAGGTAATCCATCATTTGGATTGGGGTAAATATCAGGACGCAATTCATGAGGGGTCACGGACCAGTTTCCCAACTCACAAAGTTGTAAAACCCGTTCTGACGGGACTTGATTGTTAATTACCCAATTAGCGACGGATTGAGTGGACTTAAAACCAAAGCGACGGGCTACTTCAGATAAAGATTTTCCCGCAGCTTTTACTGCTTTCTCTGTGTAGTTTTGAGATGACATACCTTTCTCCTCTGAAATTCAGAGGGATAATGCTACTTAAAATAGCAAAATGCAACTACTTAAAATAGAAATGACTAGCGTATGTGATGTGAGTAATCTTCTACCTATGGTAGAAGAACAGAAGTATCCAGATTTCGCCAAGAGACTAAACGAGCTAATGACAAACAAGGGAATTTCTGTCACCCAACTCAAAAGTCTTGTGGGCGTTACATATGAAATGGCGCGGCGATACACAATCGGCGCTGCGAAGCCTCGTGCCTCTGTCATGAATAAACTTGCATTGGCTCTGGGGGTATCAGCTTCATATTTAGAATATGGTGTTGGCGAGAGAGAAGGATGTAAGGAAATGACAAGCATCCCCAATCCAACAAAACCCGATGTATACAGGATAGAAGTTTTGGATCTTAGCGTTAGCGCAGGACCTGGGACCTATATGCTTTCAGACTATGTTGATGTGCTCTACGCCATTGAGTTCACAACAGAACATGCCCGTTCTCTTTTCGGCAACCGTTCTCAGGATGATATTAAGGTTATGACTGTAAATGGCGATAGTATGTCCCCTACTCTCGTTTCCGGAGACCGACTGTTTGTCGACATTTCTGTTCGTCACTTCCAGACTGATGGAGTTTACTCTTTCGTTTACGGTAAGACTTTTCATGTCAAACGTCTTCAAATGCAAGGTGACAAGCTAGCCGTTCTTTCGGATAACCCCGCCTATGAGAAATGGTATATCGATGAAAAATCGCAGGATCAGCTTTATGTAATGGGCAAGGCGTTGATTCACGAATCTATAAAATACAACCGATTGTAAAACTCAATCCTTTCAGGATTAAAAGATCTAAAAGGATAATAATAATGAAATCTGAACTATTTCATAGCGAAGCAAATTCAGAAATTATCACCGCAGATGAGTTTATTGATTTCATAAACTCTTTCAAAAAGCCTTTAATTTGCCAAATTTGCGGAAATCAATCATGGAGTGTAGTCGGTACTCTAGAACTTGAAGTTGAAGACAATCAGCCAAAACATCACGTAATCGAAGTTCTCAGCTATGCCCAATACAAACCTGAAACTGATAGCGCTATAAATTATCCTGGTGGTATGCCGCTGTTTCGAATCACCTGTGATCACTGTGCACATGTACTTCTTTTTTCTTATAAAAAAGCTAGATCATTGATCCAAAAAAGAAAAAATGAAAAAGAAGAGGATGGGAAATGACGCGACCTTATCTCAGAGCAGTACCAAACTGTGGATCTGGTATTGATAAGTGTGACCTTTACCCCAATGTTAAGAACAGGCTGCGCGTCGGTATAGAAGAAATGTATACTGATTTTATCGAATCCGCAGATGAAACTTACAAAACTGATGGGGGAAATAAAATGTCATCAGTTAGTCGAGAAGAAATTCAAGCACTTTTAGCTGCCAATAAAGCAGAAATGGAGTCCATTGCATCCTCTATTAGAGTTGAAATGGCTTTATCTCGCGAGAACACAAACGTTCAGCTAGCATCTCTAAATTCAGCCATCAATTCTATCTCTTCGAAAATCGAAGGCAAAATGGACAGTGTTGACGGGGATGTGAAGGCCATCAATGGTAGATTCGAAGGTATACAAGGCCAAATTACTGGAATAAATACAGCCATTAGTGGTATTCAATCTGGAATTTCTACCAGACTTGCTATTTTTGGAGTTATCATTGCGGTCATAGTTGCATTACCTAGCATAATTTCTGCTTTTAAAGATACTTCGCCAGTAGTTCAACCAGTTACACAACAACCAAGTGTTAAACATCTCAACCAAGAACCAATTACTCCACAAGTATTACCTCCGCAGGGAAAAGCAAACTAAACCGGCTTTATGCCGGTTTTTTTCTATACAAACGCCCCCTCTTTGTCTTGAATCACATCACAACACATTTAAAAAACATTTTAAATTCAAAGCATTAAACGCATCAACGCATATCAAACAAATTATCTACTTTTAGTTGTTGATTTTTGCTACTTTTGGTAGCAGAATTGTTTTAACAACAACGAACAGGCAGGACGCCCACGAAGTAGCCGCCTGGGGCATATGAAGTCCAGGATGATTCGTTGAGTCATGTTGTGCCACTAGGCACTCATGTTAAAGCAGGTGTATGAAATGAAAGTCCAGATTTTAAACAATAACTGTGAAGTCGTTTAGGCGTAAAACATGACCGCGCGTAGACCAAGGGAGGAAAAAGTGGGAATAGTTAGAAATCAAGCAGATATATTGAAAATCAGCTCTGAATTGCTTGGAGTTTTGAAAAGTGAGCTCACCGCACATGGCATCGAGCCCACTGACGAAAATTTAAGTTGGGTTTTGTCGATTATTCAACAATCACTCAAGCCCAGCCTCAGCAAACTTTTTATCGAGTAGTGCTTCGAACTTATCGTAAAGCTTGCTTATGTCGTCTATCGGGTTTTCTGACGTACTGTAATTTTTATCTGATGTCATGGCAGCAGTCTGATATGCAGTGTGAGTCTTAACCGATAGTTGGAATAAATAAAGAATTTTTTCTTCTTTGGTCATGACTATTTCCTTCTTGGCTATATGAAAACACCAAGATACCACCGAGCCTGAAGTGGTGAAAAGACAGGCACATAACAGCTAAGTATTTTCAACCAGAGAGAATCCTTAGCGTTGTGGTGAATGCGCAGGCTGATGCGCGAAAGACATTGCAGCTATTGCGGAAAAGAGCTGTTCGGCGGGGCAATTAAACGCCCGTGAGAGTCTGAAATAACCGCAAGCCGGAGATCAGCACCGGTCACCACAACAGCCACTGCTTTGGCGGTACCAGTTTGTACACTTGCCTCCGGCTGGTACCGCTCTTTTTACAAAACAGAGAAGAGCATCACCGGACGACGGG